ATGGATGAACTAGACAATAACAAATTAAAGGCAGAGGATGACGAAAGAGAAGTGGAAAGTGAGGAAAATCAGCGTGGTGAAGAGATCGAAGTAAATGAAGATCGCCTTCCCTCGCGGGCGATGGCGATCCATGAACATATTCGCCAGGAAGGGGAAAAAGAGATGGAGCGCGATGCGCTGGCCCTGCTATGGTCAGCGATTGCGGCCGGCCTGTCGATGGGGGCCTCCCTGCTGGCGAAGGGAATTTTTCACGTCAAACTGGAGGGGATCCCGGGCGGTTTTTTGCTGGAAAACCTCGGCTACACCTTCGGCTTTATTATCGTAATTATGGCCCGCCAGCAGCTGTTCACTGAAAATACGGTCACCGCCGTTCTGCCGGTGATGCATAATCCCACCCTCGGTAACGTCGGTTTGCTGATGCGGCTATGGTCGGTGGTGCTGGCGGGCAATCTCATCGGTACCGCGGTGGCCGCATGGGCCTTCAATTATATGCCTATTTTTGATGGGCCAACCCGTCAGGCCTTTGTCAGCATCGCCGAAGACGTAATGAAAAACAGTCCGACAGAGATGTTCGCCAATGCGATTATTTCCGGCTGGCTGGTCGCCACCATGGTCTGGATGTTTCCTGTCGCCGGCGCCGCCAAAATCGTGGTGATTATTCTCATGACCTGGCTTATCGCCTTGGCGGATACCACCCATATTGTAGTGGGCTCGGTCGAGATCCTTTATCTGGTGTTTAATGGAAATCTGCCCTGGAGCGACTTTATCTGGCCGTTCGCCCTGCCGACCCTGGCGGGAAATATCTGTGGCGGGACCTTCATCTTCGCACTGCTGAGCCATGCGCAGATCCGTAACGATATGAGCAGCAAGCGAAAAGCGGAAGCCCGCGCCCAGGCGGCGGAGAAAGGGAAAAAGGCCGACCGGGCATAAAAAAAGCGCCCTGAGTGGCGAGGGTTTAAGCAGTCAGACGGTATGGCTCTTACTCAGGCGGGCAAAAAACGCTATACTCGTGCCGCCTTGTCCCCTTAGTTAAATGGATATAGTTAATAAATAACATAAGCTAATGTTTTTATTGAAAAATAAATCTAAAAAATACCTTTTTATGTACTCATACATGTACGCATGCTTTGAAGGCTTTATATAACCGGGCATTCGTCATCATTACGGCTAGTGCGGTTGATGACGAATGTCACTATTCCTAACACTACCACATCGTCCAATGCCTCGCCTTCCAGCGCCTCACCATCCCGTGTAATAAACGCGTGCCCCATAACTTTCGCAAAATCCGTACCGCCGGAGTACTGGATCAATACCGTGTCCTGCTGCTTTGGTTTAACGGAGAAATCAACTACGGCATAACCAGTTTCAGTCTGTATGACCCTAGTATTAGGGCCGATGCTGCATAGCTTATCGACGGTTAACCGCCCCTCCACATAGTCTGATGCTGGCGATGGAAATCCCACGATTACAGCCCTCCATTCGGGTTGTAAAGCTGGAACGTGCGATCGTCACCTTCCTGCGTTGAGACATCCCGGAATGTCGTCACATAGTGCTCTATCCACTGGTTAGCCTGCCGTGGCGACCAGTGCCAGTTATATCTCTCCAGTTCCTGCAGAAATCGCCTGGTGGTGAGGATGCGCTTTCCGTTAGGCAGGATATCTATTGCCTTACGGCAGGCCGTCTCGATTTCGTATAAACGCGGCATACTTCCCCCTGTCAAACTTACTGTATATAAATACAGTAAATGCATGTGTGCAGCAGATCAATATTGGCAGTGGCTATCAATGATCAGCGCTGACGTAACGCATTGATGCCTCAATTCGACTGGCAACATTGAGCAGGGAAATATTTATAAATCGTCTTCACCCCCTCCTATTACATCGGCTACCGACCCAATGTTTTAACTGCTCAGACCAGAAATATCTGGAAGCTTTAGGCATCTTCTTGGAAGATAGATGAGCGCAAAGACGCACACAGCAATGATGTTATGTAGTATTTTCCCCTTGAGTGTGCCTGCTCAAGGGGATTTTTTATCGCCGTATTGTACTGGCAAATATTTGTAAATAGTCTTCACCCCCACGCCTGTCACATCGGCCACACGCTAATGGACAGGCGGTTAGTCCGGTATGTTTCTCGCGCTACTACTGCTTACGTTAACGTCTGGTAATGATCTAGCGGCGCGACGTAAAGCGGCGTTGAAAGCAATTATAGTGACCGGCCGGCGTTGGTACTTCACACGGTTAGAATGGCTCTGAAATAAAAAAACATCTTCTGGATAGCGTTCTCTTCTACGAGCAATGATCCCCTCCACTGGAGGGGTTGATTCAACACGTAGCTCCTTCAGGTGACCCTGTTTTCGTATCAGTATCAAGCCATCATCAATATCATCAATATCATCATATCGAATACTCAGCAGCCTTCCAGCGCTTAAACCTGTGTGAAAAATTAACGCCCACAAGTCTGCCCATGTATCTGAGATGGAAACAAGATTGCTGTTAATAGTTAAAAATTGTTCAAAACTTATTGTTTTCTTACCGTTCACGAACAAACCAAACTGTTTTCAAAACTGAAAGTACTTATTATCTCAAATGTTACATATTACGGGAAGGGCAGGAATCCTTGATCGCGGACGGCCGCAGGAAAGTATTTGTAGATCGTCTTCACCCCCACCCCTATCACATCTGCGATCTGTTGCCGGGTAGCGCCGTTCTCCAGCATTCTGCGACATCTCTCCACCACTTCTTCAGTCATTACCCGGCGGCGGCCGCCGACTCTCCCCTGCTCCCTCGCTGCAGCCAACCCGGCTCGGGTGCGCTCCACTATCAGCTCGCGCTCCATCTCCGCCAGGGCGCTCATGACGTGGAAGAAGAATCGCCCTGCTGGCGTCGAAGTGTCGATCGAGTCGGTCAGGCTGCGAAAATTCACCCCGCGCGCCTGCAGCTCCGACACCAGAGTGATGAGGTCACGAACACTACGCCCAAGGCGATCCAGCTTCCAGACCACAAGAGAATCACCTGGTTTTAAACGACGGATAGCACGCCTCAGCCCTGGGCGCCTGGAATTTTTCCCGCTCGCTGTATCTTCGAAAATCTGCTCACATTCTGCGCGAACCAGTGCGTTTTTCTGCAAATCGAGGTTTTGATCGCCGGTAGACACCCGCGCGTAGCCAATCAGCAATATTCAACCCTTTGAAAATGCTGATTGTAAATTGCCTATCTTATTCGCGTAAACCTGGGTTCAAACGAACTGCCTGGAACAGGCATTGTTTCCCTTAAATATTCCGGGACTGTTGCTGATGCTTTGGTTGATATTTACGTTGATGCACTGGGTGATTTTAAGAACATGCAAGATGGGTGCACCGAAGCTATCCTGAAAGCCGTAGCACACTGGGGTGGAAGAACCGACAGCGCATATGTTCAGGGACAAAAAAAGTATGGCCGAATTCATTTTCCAAATGGTACCTATGCATTAGAAGATCTGCCTTTTATTGCAGGATGGGATTATGAGCTGGAACCATTCACCCTCATTGTCCCACACCGTAATGCTAAGTTTGCATTTACCACTGTAGGTACTAAGGGAGTTGTACCCGGAGACCCGACATGGCAACGTCTGATGTACTCTCAGATTTCTGGCGGAGTCATCGGAGATTACTGGAAAGAAACAGGTAATGTGCCTGTCGGTGCAGGAGGTATTAACCTGTTGAATGGCTCCTATGTTCGCCTGCGCAACATCGCTATCCGGCATATCCGCGGCATCGCAATCTATGGGGGCGAGCTCTTCGACAGCCCGTTTGAGAACGTCAGCGTTATGTATTGCGGAAATGCTGACCCAAACAATTATGCACCTTGTGTGCTGTTTGATAATGCTGGTGGGCATGATGCCACCAACGCCTGTAAATTCGACAGACTGCATCTGGAGGCCAACCATACCGGAGGTATATGGAACAAATGCCGCCATATGATTTTTAACTCCATGAAGGTGGAACGTGACGAGGGGACACATGTTCTGGCCGGGTGCCTTGGAATGACGTTTATGGCGCCGGGTCTGACGTTTAACCGAAATGATATCCCGCAATTTCTCATTAAGGATTTTGCGAAAGATGACACTACAGCGCAGGCTGCATCGGATAGCAGGGGGGTTATTTTTGAGGCGCCAAACTGTATATCCAGCTCTGCTGGTAACGGCTGGTATTTTTGGCACACAAGTAATGCAGCCCCCATGGAAATATCTAACCTGTTCGGGAATGGTACTGGGCTGATTTTCAAAGGTAAGAACGCAACCATTCACGGCGGAACAACATATGACTGCGGACCGGTATTAGTCGATGCTGAAAAAGACGTTTCAGTCAATTTGGTAAAATGGCGTGCGATCAAAAAACCAGCGGTCGGAGATGGAACCGACGATGCGATTATTCTGAGAGGGGCCAACTGCAAAGTTGAGCAGTGCGACTTCGCGGGCCAGCCGGTTGACAGCGCTAGCCTGGCTATCCCCAACGGCGCATTTATCAACAGCGTAGCATCGGCTGACTCTGTGATAGTTGGTAATACCGTCGGAGGATACAGGCAATATGGCATTCGCTCCGCAGTAAACCAGAAAGTGCGCGACAATAAAATTAACCTGGATAATAACCATATCGGGAGTCTGACGAACCAGTCCCGGTCTAATTCAACACTGGTTATCGACAATACCACCGGGTTTGGCCTTGGAACCGTTAATCAGAGCGCTCCCGTTATCGCAGCGGGCGCGACCCAGGAACTGACTATTGTTGGAGGATGCACAGATCTGCATATCAGGGTGATATCAGGAACAACGGCAGCGGCGGCGAAGGTGCTGGCTGACTCGTCAATAGCAGGTCTCGGAGTTTACTCCCAGCTCAATCCGTCTCTGCTGTCGTTTTCTGCGGGAACCCCCGGCGATGGAATGGTGCATATCACTAAACCGTTAAGCGGATATTCGATTACAGTCGCCAACTACACGTCAGGTAATGTTACGGTTGTTATTACCCGAATTAGCGCAATGACTACGCAATAGAGGATGCATGATGAATATAGTATTTGAATATAATGGGAGCCGAGGCGTACGGTTGAGCCTGCTGGTTTTACTGGGCGCTGTAATTGAGCATAACTTCTCTGAATATAGTCCATACATTATCTTTTTAACTTTAATCCTGCTTGCTTTCACCATAAAGATTGACTGGTGACAGACAGATCCGCCAGCTTATAACTGGCGGGATTGGCTAAATATCAAAAGTAAATGTGGTTTGTATTTCAAACTCTGTTTTTCCAGTTAATGCCATGCACTGATCGGCTGCCTGAAGTATGGCGGCCTGATTAGTTTCGTTTGACTCAAAATGCGCTATCGGTGCGTCTCTGTTATCGGTGGAAACGCTGTAAACGCCCTCTGAATCCGTATTATAGATGTAAAATATTGTCATATTACGCACTCAAAAGTCTGTGGCTGGTAACGGTGGGGATTTTCAGTGAAATAGTTCCTTTAAAGCCTGAAATCCTTAACCCCACACGAACATGATGCATTGGATGCAATGTGTTTGAATATGAGTTGACCTGTGCGGCCTGCGTACAAAAACCCTGAAATTTACCAATCCTCCCGTTAGCTGCGGCCAGTGCAGCAACATCAACTGCCGGACTGTATGTCGTTGCCAGCGTGGTGTCTGCCAGGGCTGAGCTGTTCATCGTAAAAATGCTGTGCACTTCAACCACGCACGCAACGTTAACTGCTCCGGAATATCCTGCGGCGACTTTGATTGCGCCCAGCGCCCTGAACTTATCCTGCGGTATTACCTCATGGGGTTTCGATAGCATGATATAAAAAACGTTACTTTCATTATCCGACGTTACGGAGATTGATTGCAGCCCGTCATTGTCATCAACATCCGCATCCTCATATACCCATGCCCCATTAACATTGTACCATCCATAGGAATCAGCCATGGATACGGAGGCGTTATATGCAGCTCCAGCCGCGCCAGAATACCTGTTAGTACTAATAACGCGTTTATTCTCCCCGCCAGCAACAAACCGCCCCAGGAGAACTGTGGAGGCATCAAGCAAATCTTCGATGCTCTGAGGGAAATCAATGACTATTGCATTATTTGCCGGTTTACCTGAAACAACCAGTGACTGGTATGCGGTTTTTGCCTGACTCATTGTTGAGACTGAGCTCCAGAATCGGCAGGTTTCATCAATCTGTAAGTATGTGTTTATTACTGAGGAAAAACCCCAGGTTTTATTCCATTCCTCGGAACCTGACTGACCGGAGCCGACATCAATCATGCAGCCTTTAAGTACGATTTTCTTTCCGTATTTCGGGTATGTGTTTACTGACACAACATTCACTAACATTCCCTGAATACCTTCGATATGACAAAGATCGAAGCATACATAGGCGTTTCCGTTTTTTGTTATCTTAACAAGATCTCCCGTGGAATAATCACATGAGCAAAGTGTGAAAAATAATTCAAACGCATTATTTTCGATATATATCAAATCAGAATCAGAGTCAGCCAGTGTTCCGTTAAAGAATGCGAAACGTTCCCCTGCATTGTTTTTGGTTTCACCAATAACAGCCACGGCATAGTGATTTCTACCGAGGTGAAAGTTAGAGAATGAATTGATATAGTTATCAAACGGGTTTATCTTTATTCCATAATAAAAACCGAGTGATGCAAAATTATTAAGGCAGCAACCACGAACGTCAATAAAACCGCTGGCCGTATTACCTATTGTGATGCCAGCATTTGACGTTCTGGCCGCTCCGGTTGGGTGAGTAAGCGTGAGCTTGCCCCCCTGGATGGTTTGACGCTCAGCCTCCCAGAGAAGTACAGAGCGCGGGCGAGCAGTCGGTGACGTGTCATAGTTTGAATCCAGTAGTATCGGGAAATAGCTGTTGTCGATAATAATACCGTCAGTGTTCTGTACGCCGTAATAATCAAAGCAAGTGTCCACATCCAAATTGAAGGAAACGAATGAAGGAATGTGAATGGCTCCGGTGACATGATATCGGGTCTCACCACGCGGCATGCCCGGGATTCGGATGGTTGTGCAGTAATCAATAACCCCTTTCTTGTTTCCCCATAAAACAGCCAGGTCATACGCGATTTTGTTGATGCATGAGGAAATACTTTCGTATCCGACCGCCCCTAACAGGAATAAAGGGTTATATCCTTTTGACAGGTCAGCTTTCCAGCGTCGACCGTTGGCTGTCACAAAAACAGAATAGCCATTGTCAGGGCTGACTGTGTCAGCCGCATCGTAGGTCAATATTTCGTTAATGATTTGACCACCGGGAATGGCTTTTTCAAGAACGATCCACTGCCCGTCAACGGCTGGCTCAGTAAGTCGCAATGATGACAGCGACGCACATCTACCAACCATCTTAAGACCGTCGCCTGAACCCAGGTTTGAGCGAAGAGCCGCGTCACCGATGTTCGACCATTTCCCCGTGGGGTTAGCAGCCGACCACACACCGCCATCGTTCTCAGGAGAATCCCCGGCAATGACGTGCTCAAGCTCACCAAGGTATTTGTACCAGGAGCCATTGTAGTAGACGATTTGCTGGCGATTATCTACAGCCAGACCAACAGCCCAGTTGCCAAGCTCCTGCCAGCCGATAGCTGCAACTGCCTGCTCGCCGCGACCAGTGATGTAGTCTATAAAGCGGCTGAAGATCATCTCCATGCCGTGCCAGGTTTTGCGCAGTACACCAAAGCGATCAGGTAATGATTCCGATTCCCGGCCATTGACTAACTTATCGAGGTTAGTTGCATTCTTAAGCAATACCTCTGGTGATGACGAGCCAAGTTTTTCGATGTTGGCCATACATTGTGCTCCAAAAATGAAAAAACCCGCCGAAGCGGGTGAATTGATTTTTTTGAAATTGCTAAGCTACGTCGCCAGGGTATGTAGCGTCGTCGTATGCGTAAAAGATTTCTTTATATTCCGGGGCTGTGACCTGGCAAGTACAGTCATCAGACGGGACAATTTCCTGAACGATACCGTGCCGCGCCCCCTTCTCACTGTCACAAAACAACAGGCGAGGTAATTCAACATCCGGATCATCCATTATCCAGTCTTCCGGGTGTAGGTCGTCGTTGAACGGTATAGTAAGGGTGAAGTCATCGACACGTGTCGGCGTTAGCAAACGAGTCGACGGCCGTCCCCCCTGAAACTGAATCCAGCAGCGAGGATTAGCATAGCTCCAGTCAAGAATCTCAGTAACTGTTAACGTGATAACTTCATCATCAAATGTCACGCGTTCAATCAGACAGCTGATTGTTTTACCCGTCGGAATATCATCAGAAAGAATGATGTGATCGCCAAACTGATAGCACCAGCCAAGAAGCTCAGTTGTGCATTCATAGGTCCTGCGCTGGTGCAGATATTTCATGAGCCTGCGCATACCTATCCGGTAAGCACGATCTGCAGTCATTACAATGCCCAGAGAGTACGACTCCACTTTGCGTGGCACAGGATTATCAGCAGTCCGACACTGAACGATTTCTTCTGCCCAGGTAACCGGATTGATATATGTGACGTCAACACCGTCATAGTCATCATCAGAAGGGGCCCTGAATGATGTCTGCATTTCCTCTACCGTATCCTGGGGAGTGATGATCCCGGTCCAGGTTTTGATACCTTCGCGCCCGGCAGATAAGAGCCCATCTGATAGCAAAAAATAGCTCATGCCTGCTTCGGTGATTTTGTCGAAAATATCTTTCGCTGAAGCACTGTCGCTGCTTGCCTCATAGTCAAAATATTCTCCCCTCGGCGTCCACCAGGCAGTTTCAAGAGCATTTATTGCAGAGGTGTCGAGCTGATTAGCATTAAATCCAAGACTATTTGCCACATGACGGAATGCGCCGCTTATAGTTCTGTTACCTCCCCCCTCATATTCACGGGTAGCGACCACGCTGACGCGCCTGTCAGACTGTGCCGCCAGCTTCCCTCCGGTTTCAACGGTAATTGCCCAGGTTGTTACACCTGAGTAGGATACCGGTCTTGCCAGAAGCCTCCCTCTCAAAGCCTGCCAGTACATATTGTCGCGCGCGTTATTACTGCCCTGCTCATTGCGTCGACGACAGCGAACTTCCACCAGCCCCGGAGAACTGAGGGTGATCCGCTCAGTGAAACCTAACCCGTTGATGTTTTTCAGCGCGTACTCGCCCTGGTGACTCACCCATCCCGATCCGGAACCGTAGACGCGATACTGAATCTCCCACTCAACATGGCGAATGCGTTTTTTCCCCTTACTGTCAAAGCCGCAGATACCGTTCGGGAAAGAGAAATTCACCTCGAACATATCCACGGTCTCATTTTCAGGGCAAACCAGGAACGGCCCCAGCCAGCTCAGCGTGTCGTTAAGACCAGTGGCCTCATAGTCGATCATCGTCCTGGCGGTGAATCCCGGCCACGACTCATCAACGGACCCATTAACCAGGCGCGCCACTGTTGCCGTTGTGCCGTCGGCAGAGACGATCTGGTACTCATTCCCGCGGTGAGCAAGTGAAAGCCGTTGCACACCTTCAGGCATGCCCGAGAATGCGGTTCCCGTAGTGCTGTTATACGCAAGCGTCACGTTTGCCGTTACCGCCGGGCTGCCGCCGGTTGATGCCGTGCCGGAGGTGTAAACCGGGGCATCACCGAAAACGGCTGCAGGCAGCGAGGAGGATGTGATTGCCCCACCAACGAACGGACTGGCCGCCTCGGTTATCAGTACGGTACCGCCGTTGTCCCGTGCGACCAGGCCGGAGCCAGTGAGCCCCTCGGTGATAGCCGCCAGCAGTCCCGACATCGAGATGTAGTTCGCTACCAGCGACACCGTATAGGTGGTGCCCTGCCATGTGATCATGAACGTACTGGAGCTGTTCGAAAAATCGTAGGTGACGGGAGCCGCACTGGCCTGAATTTTTGCTGCACTGCCACCCTCGCCAGGCACCGCATCCTGACCCGGGGTATAGGACGCAATGACGAGGTCATAATCAACACTGTTGAAACTCAGCGTCACCGGCATACCCGCTACGGGAGCAAGTTCGGTAAGCAACGAGCTGGCAAAGACACTGTAACCAGAAGAAGTGGAGATCAGATAATTTGTCGGTGCCTTAATTTCTACTATGGTCCCAGTTACCCAGCTGTCCGGGAGAGAATTATCATCCTCGTCGTCATCGTCACCATCATCCGTGTCCAGCCCTGTGAACGTTACGGATGCACCAGAAACAGTCATGCTATCAGCAATAATATCGTCGGAATCAGGCGACGTCTGGGCCATATCCAGTCCTGTTCCGCTTGATGTTCCGCCGACTTCTGTCGAGTTGAACCAGTTTTCACTTCGCGGATCAGAAGATACGTCTTCTCCTGGCTGGTACACCTTATCGCTGAAACCATCACCCAGCGAGGCTGCCGGGGTTTCTCCAATCCGTTTATCTCCTCCCGTAAACGAAAATCTCCCCTGCCCGACACAAAGAAACATTTCGACCGTCATTCGCGTTGGATCATCGGGGTCAAAACGGGTAACCGGCTGCACCAGATAATCAGGATAGATGCGGCATCGACCAAACACCTCACGTATCGGGTCACCTAGTTTTGCCGTGTTAGCTTTTGCTGGATTAAGCTCAAGTGAGCGACCACTCCCCGATGAATAACCACCGAGATCGACTTTCGGCCCGAAGAACAACGAGTAGGCTGCGCTGGCAGCTGATATCGCAACAGAAACCCAGACAGCAATTTCCAGCCCCGTTCCGTAGGGAACAGGATAAATTCTGACATCACTGTCAGGGCTCAACTGGCAAAGCGGCCACTCATCGGGAGGAAGTGTGCGGCCATTTAATTCAACGGCAACTGGGTGCGATCTGTCCTGGCTGTACCCAGGAACATTTCTGACCATCCATTGATGCAGCGTAATATTGCCGTGCTCATGAGTTTCAAGCGGTTCTCCGGGGAGCCGGGAAGGGTAGATTCTTATCGTCATTGCCAGAACTCCACACGGTTAAACCGACGGACAAATCGCGGAAGAGGTAGAAAGGTGACATTGGTTCCCGGATTACATTCGGCAACCTGCAACTGGCCATCCAGCAAAACAACGATACCAACATGCGTCACGGTTGATCCTGAATAACAAGCAACCCCGGCCCCGATACAAGGCTCACAGCGTGTGAGGGATTTCATAAACTTCCTGGCCTCACGATCGAGCCCTCCCTCATCTTTCGTCACGCCGGAAAAATCCGGCCATAACGGGAGAAGGAGATCGCCGCGGATTTCATTGATAATGCCGAAACAGTCGAGCTCAGGATAAACGCGCCCGCCCTTCAGCCATTTGACCGAAAGGTATTTATCAGAATGGAACATGTGAATACCTCAGGAAGACATATAACGAAGACCGGGATGTTCAGCCAGGTTATAACGATTACGCGGCCAGGCCGTTTTAAGGATGTTCATATATCCGGCAGTTACCTGCACCGCAGTTGCCGTCCACGATCCGGATTTCACATCAAGGGTGTAAGGCGATGCCGCAGGTGCAGATAAATCAGAGGAGATATACCGCCGAAAAGTCAGTGTTGCCGATTTCATTTCGTCCAGAATTCTGTCAATCGCATCGGATACGACACCATCGATGTTACTGATGGAAAATTTCAGATCTTGCGTTCCGTCGGCATTCCTGGCAGGCAATGCTATATCGATAGCACACCCTTCAAACGTTACCTGCTGCCCGTCTTCTAACGAGACAGTAATATTGTCCCACCCGCGGGTAAGCCAGTAGTTCTGATCACCTGCCGTGATCTGCAGCGTGTCGTGAATGACTTCAGAGCCGCTGCTTGCATAAAGTTGCTCAAGAATTGTCATGCTCAGGCCACTCTCTGTTTAGCGCAATATCCAGTAACGACTGACCAGCCAGCCATTCCGGGTAATTCCCCCATCCTGTAGGCGGTAACGGACGCTCCCATAACTCCAGCGTTGCGCTGTACTGCCAGTATTTTGGCGCGACAAGTGTCGGACCTTCGTAAATATCAATGAACCTGGCTTTGTAGGGCTTTACCCCGATCGGAGTCTGGAGCCTCAGATAGAACCAGGACTGTCCGTCTTTCAGTGCGTCCCTGAAAAAGGCCTCAAACACCTGCGCCAGCGCATCAGTCTGAAAAATCCATTTAACCGAGGCATGGGTGGGTGTTGAGGTGTATCGCCGCCTTTGCCTTGCTCGACCGGACGTCATTTCCGTTCGCAGTAAAGGTGAGATGGGCTTAAAACCGTACCCGTCCATAAGAGGCATGGGCAGGTACTCATCCGGATAGATAATATCCGCCATTAACTTTCCCTCCGGGCAGTCTATCTTGGTTTTTTGGGCTGTAGATTGGAGTAGATGGCGCGTCCGAATTTCTTCTGGGGGTTATTTACTTCAGCAGTGAGTGTGTTGATGATGCGTCGTTCCAGTGCAGCATTCCTTCGATCTACTGCCAGCATTGTTGCGTCGTCAGGTTGCCCGCTAAACGCGCTACGGGCATCAACACTGACCGCGATTCTTGGTTGCGCCTCAATCTGCCTTGCAGCATCCTGGACTGCCGGTGACTCACGTCCAACCGCACGAACCCCCAGCGAACCATCAGCGCCACGGGTAAGCGGCATGATGGCTTCGGGCCCGGCCTCGCCGAATACACCTGCCCCTTTCGCAAACGCAAAATATTGGGGAGTGCTGTAAACACCATTGCTGTAGGCAGAAAGTGACGGAGAATCGTAAACGCCTCCGAGAGCGTTAAATGAAAAATTAGCTCCCGCGCTTTGAATAGCGGTACCACTACTTGCCGCACCGCTGGCACCGCCAAAAAGACTACCGAACAACCCACCCGCTCCGCCGCCAAATGACGCCATAATTGCTTTGGTGATTAACGCCTGTGTTGCCATCTGGATCAGCGTCTTAATCACCGTTTCGCCCAGGGAAGAGAAAATATTAGACATCCCATCTTTAAAAGAAGCAGCGCCTGTCAGGACGTTTGTCAGGTTGTTAGAGATAGAGTTTGTGGTGGCATCCAGAATCTCGCTGGTTGCAGTGGCAGCCATTGAACTCAGATCAGAAGCCTGATCGGCATAGTTCATCAGGGAATCGCTGATTCCCGCGCGCCAGTCTGACTGCTGTTCATCGGTTTTTTTGGAATACTCCTCCTGAATATCCAGGCGTTCGGCAAGCGCCGTTTTAAGCGCTTCCGTTTGCTTTTTATACAGGTCTTCGGAAATCTGCCCACGACTGAAATCACGCTGTAAATCACGCTGCTGCCTCAGAAAATCAGCGCGAATATCCGCCATTTCCTTCATTCGATCACGGGCTTTATCCCCTTGTCCCGCGCCGAGGAAATCGATATTCCCCCTTTCCCGGGCGGCAGCATTACTGTCGGCCAGACCTTCGCGGAATGTTTTTAACTGTTCAGCGATATTTTTCTGATCAATAAGCGCAGCATTGTGTAGCAATGTTTCCTTTTTGGATTTTTCAAGCGAAGATAATTCCCCCTGAGTAACCTGATATTTCATCTTTGCCAGTTCAGTGTTTTGGCTGGAAAGAGCAATTTGCTCCCGTTGCTGTTTAATCAACCGGGTATAGGTATCTTCGGTTTTCTCCGCCTCGGTTTTCCCATGCCTTCCTTTTGGCTTGGGTTTATTTTCCTGGTTGTTTCTCCATTCATTCAGGCCGTTATTAATCAACTCCTGCCGTCCGGTCTGAAACTGAGGATCGTTAGTTAACCCCAGGTCATCCGCAGCGTAACCCAGTCGTGCGCGTTCTTTGTCCTCTCCTTTGAGTTTTGAAAGCGCCAGGTCACGGCGGCTTTTTTCCAGTGCAGCCGTTTGCTGGGTTGTCAGGTCTACCTGTGGTAAGCGTAGTGGTGCGTTTACCAGCCCCTGCCGGGCCATGAGGAGATTATTTCCGAGACCCAGCAAACGGTTAAATTCAGTATGCTCACCGTTCATCATTAATAACGATTGATATGCTGAATTCTGTTCTGCGGCCTGCTGCCGGATTAATGCTATTCTCCTGTTCTCTATCCCTTCCAGTACCGACTGGATCGACTCAGACTTAGCCTGCATCTGAGTCAGCCTCTCCTGTTCAACGGCCAGAGCGGAAGTCGCTTCTTCCAGACTACGGGTGACCGTTTCAACCGAAGTAAGGTGGTTTATCATGAAACCGCCACTGGTTGTCGGCCCGGGGTTGGACAGAACATACTGATAACCCGCAATCTCTTCCTTCAGGCTTTTTACTTTTGATGCCTGTGCATCAACAAGACGGTTTTGCTCCTCCAGCGCCTGACGGGTTTTGGTCTCATTATCAGAAACTTCGGGCAGGGACATTGATTTTGTCTTTTCACGGACTGCATCAATGGTGTTTGCATATTCCTGAGCGGATAATCTGGCCTGTTCCTGATTCTGGTACATCGTGTACCAGGCACCGGCACCAAGCAGAACCAGCCCTGGAATACCGCCAACGAGGCTTAATGCTCCCCCCATGAGCCGCGAACCTACAGCAGTAACCGAGTTCAGCGCAGTCTGAGCGGATACTCTGGCCTGAATATTACGGTTAAGTGACTCCTGCGCCAGTGAGAGCCGTTTTTCTGCGGCGGCCTGCGCGTCTGTACCCCGCGCCGCTGCCAGTGCCTGCTGGGCACGATAAACTGCAGCACGCGCGCGAGCTGTCGAAACCTGCGTCCCTCTGACCTGGGCTTCAGCTAAAGCTACTTCACTTTTTGCGGCGTTAATAATCCCAGCCGTTGCAGAGCTGGCACCAAGAGCCATATTTCCCAAATATCGGGCTGCGCCAACGGCAACAAGCGCTCCGGCAGCAGTGGCGACCTGATCAATATTGTTGGCTACGCCATCAAGTAATCCGGTCAGGGTATTTGTGGCGCCACTAGCTTCATTAGCTCCACCGACCCATTGCATAAAAGCGTTTTCAACTTTTGTTGCCGACGATGAAACAGTCTGCGGCAATTCACCATATTCATTCCGTAGCTTACCAAGCTGGCTGATGAGGGCTGGCACTACTTTATCAATGGTTAACTGCCCCTGATCCGCCATAGATTTAAGGTCTTTACGCGCAACCCCCATCCCTGCCGCAAGCGCCCGTATAACCCTGTCGCCGCTCTCGTTGACTGCATTGAATTCTTCACCTCTCAGCACGCCCTGCGCCAGAGCCTGGCTAAACTGAGTGATGACCGAACTGGACTCCTGAGCATTCGCGCCAGAAAGTTTTAAACCAGTAGAAATAGCCTCAGTAATATCCAGCACCTGGCTAGAGCTGTAACCATATTCCCGCATTGAGGCTGCTGAACGGGAAAATAAATTAGCGTTGTCAGAAAAAGATGTGCCCGTTTTCTGGCTGATATCCATCAGCTGTTTTTGAGAGCTGGTAAAATCATCAGTTGACTGAGATGCCTGTTTTAAGCGGGCGTTTACTGAATTCCATTCATCAGCCAGGGATATCAAATGCCCCGTAGCAAAAGCACCAGCAAATGCCCCGGTCAATCCAAGTGCGGTAGCCTTTGCTGACTCCATCTGGTCAGTTAGCTCTGCAACAGAACGGCGAGTTTCCCGAACTGAAGCTGCAGCCTGCCTGCCGCCATTCTGCATTGTCTTATAATAGTCAGCCCCCATACGTGACGCGCGGGCTATCTCGGTCTGGAATGACTGAGAGTTAGCAGAAACTTTAATGATAAGTTCACGCAGGGTTGCCATTTCATTTCCTCAGAAACAAAAAGCCCCACATTGTGGGGCTTTTTTATGATTTCAATATTATTAAATTAAACCAGCTTTTTTCCTTGCTTCTTCCAGATAATCTTTTTCTGGTTCCTCTTTTTTATGAGCAAGTGCAATCAGAAGATCAATTTGAGCACTTTGCTTTTCAGAGATTTCTTTAAGCATAGCGATCTGATCATTAGCTCTTACGCTTCCTCTGTTCAGGAAATACCAGATAACAAGATCAATAAGGCGAGCAAAAACAAATAATAATATCCAGCCAGTAGTAGTCATTTAAAGCACTCCGTGTGTCAAAAAAACAACATAACACCTGTTATGAGTGGCATCCACACGAATTATTACTGGCTATGCTGACGCAGCCAGCAGTGCCGCTTCCAGCCCTGCAAAGGGATCGCCGCCGTCGTTTACCTCAATCTCTTCTGTGCTCCACTGAAGCTGAGCATCTTCAATGGTGACTTTAACGCCCTGCGCTCCGTAAACCGCAGATACCAGCTGAGCATTGAGGATATCGCCGCGAATATCGCCGATTGGGCTGATACGGTCGTACTCAGCCCACATCCTGAATTCGCCAACCGTCATGGTTTGTCGCAGTTCGCCCAGCGTGCGGCCCATCCGGAGCGCCAGCGCCATCAGGAACTGCATGCCAGGCATTTTTACTTTGCTTTAGCATCATCCGCGTCACGAATGAGATCAAGTGCCTGCTTCAACAGCCGGGAATGCACAGGGCCATAGATCGCTTCAACCTGTTCGGTGTCATCGACAGTAAAGACGGGCTGCAGGTCGGTATCCAGCAAAATATCGATGAAAAGCGTGACGTCGGCCCGCATCGTGCGGAAGGCTCGTTCTGAAGGGGTCAGTTCTGGTGCCTCCTGGGGCTCCTGCCCTTCCGGTAGTTTGGGTGGTTCCGGGCTGGCAATGCCCTGCCAGCGAATCCAGGCTTCTGCTGATGGCTCACGAATGATGACTTTGGCGTTATCCCACTCCGGAACGGAGACTTCTTTTTTACGAAAGCCCGCCATCGGTGCCAGTGCCAGTGCTTTAAGACTCGGTTTTGACATTAATTTTATCGCCGGTCTCCCGGCGCTCCGTTAATTGATGGTGACGGTGCAATCAGAAGAAGTGATCACAGTGCCATCGGCATCAGTAACCACGCAGGAATAAACCCCGGCATCACCGGATACAGCGCTGGCTTTCGTAAACGTTGCGCTGGTCTGGCCGCTGACCGTCGAGGTGCCCTTTTTCCAGGCGTAGGTATAAGGTGCCGTACCGCCCTGGACGACCACGCCCATGGTCAGGGCGCTTCCTGCCGCGACCGTTTGGGACGCCGGAAGGTCAGTAGCAAACGACAGAACTCCTGGGGCGTTAATATTGGTGGGTTTACCTTTCAGACGCAGCGAGAACGTTGCAGCAACCACGCCATTGGTTTGAGAATCCCAGGTGTGCTGACGTACCTCAGCGCGCATCAGGAATCCATTACCAGACGGGAAAATAACCTTAAACCCATAAACCCCGTCGTTATCATATGCTTCACGAAGTGCATCCTGCGCCGGGTTGCGGTAGAAGTTACCGGAAAGTGACATTTCAGACGGAGCAGGAAGGCCGTTGATATTTTCCGTTTCATCCGAACAGAGCGTTGTCACGTCAATATCGTTTTTCTGACCAGCGGTAAAGCTTGCCTGTTTGATAGTGCAACTCAGGTTTAACCAGGTTGCGGTATCCAGCTCTGCCGCGGTGACCGGCACAGAGGTAATCATTACTACCGTTTTTTGGGCACGTTCAAATAGTGCTGACATCGCAGCCTCCATAAATGAAAAAACCGCCAGTGGCGGTCGGATTGGATTGGTTTTTGTCAGGCAATGACCGTTATTTCGAGGGTTGCCCGATGAAGATGGGTTGTCGTGTCGTAGCCAGGAATTTTTGTCACCTCGACAGGTGAAAGTACCTGCAGGCGAGCCAGGGCGTCCAGGCGTAACGCTCTGGCTTCGTCATTCGTTTCAGCCCATACATCAACCTGAATGCGCAGTGTCGACTCTGCCTGGCCGCAGAAAACATCCCCGGCAACATCAGTCGGTATCGAGAAAATGACATAGGGAGTGGAAACTGCAGGAAGTCCGTCGCTGCCTAGCGGCACCACATACGGATAAACCCGCCCGTCTGCCAGCGTCGACAGCAGGTCATAGAGATCATCCTCTGTCATTTTGATAACACCTCATCGATAGCCTGATTCATCCGCTGCATCGCCACCTGCGTAGCTTCTTCCATGCGGGTATCAAAAGCTGGGCGAACAAACGGATGTGCAGGCGCTGTAGATGTTCCCAACTCCACGAAGCGCCAGTAAAACGCATTCCGCTTGTTGCTGGCCTTCATTGTATTGTCGCTGTTCCCCGTTCGCGGGTTAACGCCACGAATATGCACCCCAGATGAAATTTCACCGCGACGGCGACTTTTCTGGGTGACGACAACAACGTTTTTCTTCAGTTTTCCGGATTTCTCAGGAGCGCGATCAATCACCTCCTCGCGGAGCAATTCGGCACCAGCACGGGTCGACTCCCGGAGAACTCTATTATTTTCGGCCTTGCTGAGCGTTTGCAGATCGCGGGCAATATCCTGCAACCCGGAAAAATCCAGATTCACATCAATCATTTTTCGGTCCCCTGTTTACAGAGAATTTCCAGCCGGGTTCCTTTGATATCCGGAACCGGAGGCCCAGTGACATTCAGGACCGCATCTTTGTATGGTCCATTCAGTACTTTCAAACGGGAAGAAGCTGAGATGTCTGTACGAAAACGCACCCAGACGCGAATGGTGGCATCAGCACGCTCAACGCCAGCGGCTAACAGCTCCCTACCGCTGATCCCTTTAACCTCGGCCCAGATAGTTTTTCCATCAGCCCAGCTTTCTACCGGCTGGCCGGAAGGTGTTTTTGATATTGTGAAGTTCTGAATAGTGACGCGATGCCGTAATCGTCCTGCCTGCATAATTCCTCCTAGAGCGGAATATAGCGGTACGGCTCTATCAGCGATGTAAAGCCAAATGGGATGCTGGTTTTTGCTGCGTCTGACGACTCTTCTCTGTTTTCATACCAGTGCCCGACAAGCAGCATCAGCGCCAGGAGGATGTCGTCAGCAATCACCAGCCCGTCAGGATCAGTTTCCGGCACTTCTTCTTCATAAAGATGGCGGTTGATGAAGTTCTCCGCCTTTCGGCGCGCGGCACCATAATAGAGCGTAAGCACCTCATCTTCCGTGGTGTCGTCGATATCGATCCGACACTGCGCCCGCAACATCTCAATCGTTGTGATCATGTGTTTTCCCTGGCCCGCAGCGAACTGCGGGCATAAAAAAAACCGCCGGAGCGGTGGAGGTTGAAGCTGATTATTGCCTTAGCCGCCAGATGCCGGTTTGCCCACCAGCGCCTTAATCGCGCCAGTATCTTCAAGCACACAGTCGAAGCGGTGGAAGGCCAGGAAGCCAGTCTGATCATACTCTGCGTAACGCTCAACCAGCCGTTTCAACGTCATGTAAGTGACACGACGAACGATAAAGCGGTTAAAATCGCCGAAGTAGGCAAATTTGGCACCAGCCGCGATATCAGGAATAGCCTGGTCAACGACATACGGCACCTGCAGAACAGTAGCAGGTGCGCCACCGATAATGTTCGGCAACCAGAGCGGGCGGCCCTGTCCATCCTCCATTTCCTCCACCAGCTGCAACGTTGCATCGTTAAAGGCCCAGCGCACCTTTGGACCGTTACGGTATGCCGGGTCGACAGAGTGCTTCAGTGCGTTCAGCTCTTTCCAGGTAAAGGTGGTCGCTGCTGCGGTATTTTTGGTGCCAGTTACCGACGCTGCCAGCCCTTTAGGCTGCAGCGGGGTGCCGGTGCCGGTCCCTAATACCAGATACTTCGCTTCACCACGTCCGATACGAGTGGCGATACGCGCGGCCAGGAACGCTTCGATATCTACGCCGCTGTCCTGGAGCAGTTCATTGGATACGCGAATGATTTTAGAGGACAGTTTTTTAGCCCCCAGCGTTGCACCGCCGAAAGACACGTCTTCTTCACTGGTTTCAGTGTTTTCGCCCAGCAGTTCACCTTCTTCAGTGGTACCGTCAGAGGTTGCCCAGTCAATGTCCTGGCCGTTGGCGGTATTCAGAATCTGCGCCACACTGGCAATTCCACCGTAATCTTTCAGTGCTTCGACGATCTTATTGCGGAACTGGGTTGGTACGGTATACCCCCCTTTTTCATCCGGCGTCGTGCCCTGAGCACGCAGCTCCTTTAAAGCCTGGCGTTCTTCAGCGCTCATCTCGCCAAGACCACGGCGCAAAAACGCATTAAACGCCGCAGCACGACGTTCGTTAGCCTGTGCTTCCGGGTTTGCTGGATCACGATTCTGCTGCTGGCGCTGTTCCGGCTCGTTTTCGTGGATATAGTCCTGATCCTGGCGGCGCAGTTCCTCTTCGCGTGCAATACGCTCATCAAGGGCGTCAAGCTCCGATTTTGCAGCGTTCCACTGAGTACGCTGCTCATCGGTCCAGGGTGTATCACCAATTTTGTCATGCAGGGCACGCATATCTTTGGCGATGATGTTACGTTTTTGCTTCATTTCATGCAGTTTCATGATTTTTCCTTACGCGTTAAGAAGGGTCAGCAGGCGCTCACGCGCCATTCGTTGATTAATGGCGTTCTTTAGCGCACCGCTGTCGCGCGCCTCCTGCCAGGCTTTCATCGATCGGACGCCGGAGTCGGCCTCCTGATATGCGGGATAAGTCACCGGACTGACATCAAACAGCCGGGAAAACTTCGATATTTCACGAATAACGATCCCTTCATCGTCCTGGTACCAATTTTCACCGTCATGGGATACCCGGAAGGCAAAAGATGACTGGTTAATGTCACCGCGCATCATCGGCGCCAGCACCAGATCGCGGATAGTTTGCGTATCCGGCGCTGTAATGTCGTAACGCAGGCCGCGCTCATCGACAGACAGGGATAGCGTCCCGGCAGCGCTCCGTCCGAGAATAAAGTTGGGGTCATGGTTAAACAGCCCGCGGACATCATCATTCAGCACATCGTCAAATGCTCCGGGCTTGATGATTTCACGGAATCCCCATAGGGGTTCAGAACGGCTGTTGAACACCGAGCCATAGCCCAGAATGCGGGTAGGTTCATCGGTGCGTTGCTCGGCTCTAACCTCCCCGCTGTAACAGCGCGTTTCACGGTCATTCATTGGGCTTTTCCTCGTCGGTTTTAGGTGCCTTAAAATCGTCTGCGGGGTTCGCGGCGTTAACGCTCACCAGCATTTCATCCAGGCCATCTACCGGATTCATGTCTTCGAAGGCTCGCGCTTCATTGCGGCTCATCCAGCCATCAGTGATCGCAAAGTGGTAGAACTGGGCACGTTCCTGCGGGGTCCCGCGTAGCAGGCCTGTCAGGTTAAACCTGACGTAATATCCGGCAGCCAGTTCAGCACGGGTGAACAGGCGGCGATTGAGTTCCTGTTCCCAGTTCGTTACCCACGGCATGATCGTGTAGCGGACAAACTGAATGGCCTGCTGCGTAATATTTGAGAAAGTGGCTTTTTCGAGATCGTTAATCATGTGCGCCGGTACATTAAATATCCCGGCAATCATCGACCGGTTCAGCTTCGACATATCAATGATCTGGGCATCAACCGGGGATACGGTGAGCGCTTTGTAATCCAGCTCTGCCGGGAGAAGCATTGTTTTATTCTCCTGGCTGCGCAAAGCAGCTGTAGCTTTTTGCCACATGCTTTTTAAACGCCCCCAGCTTTCTTCATTCAGCTGGTTTTTCACCGAAATAATGCCAGCGGGTCGCGCATTACCGTTGAAGAATGAACTGGTATAAGCCTGCCCGCTCATCCCCATGCCTATCGTCTCGGCATGCTGCATAATTGGGCTAAGTCCCATTTTCTGGTTGTTACCCAGCGCCCGGATATGCACCATATCGTCGGGATTGACGGCAAACGCCCCCTCTTCGTTGTAAACGCCATAGGTATACCGACCACCCGTGTTAAGCAGTGTCGTTTCCCAGGGCATGCAGCATTCCAGCCCGGAAACTTCACCACGACGGGAACGCTTCACCCAGGTGTAACCATTCCCCCAGCCCAAAATATGACGCTGTTTTAACTCACGCCACTTATAGCTGGTCTGCCACATATTCGGCTCATCGTGAACCAGGTAAAACACAGGGTGATCGCGGGCAGCTTCTACCTTGTTATTGGTTTTCCGCATAACATGCAGCGGCATCTGAGCGATATTCGAAGAGATAACGTAAATACAGGCATACACCGCAGCCAGCTTCATCGCCGTTTGCGGGCTGACAAATACGTCTCGGGCAAACACGTTATCGGTTTCAGCCGATTCACTCGTGATCGGCGTGGCCGGATTTTCCAGTGGTTCACTGCGAAAAAGAGCATCAAGCAGCATTATTCCCCCTCATTGCCGCTAACAGCGCATAAATGAGTAGCAGGGTTCCCGACATCATCAGAGACATCGCCAGACCGAACTGGAGATACACGCCTGCAGCAAGCGAACCGAACCCGGTAAGCCCGATAACATCAGTGATTAGAGTTTTCATAGAAGTAAAAGGTCTTCGTCAGGATCGATAGTGGACAGGAAGTCAACTTCACCACCACCGTTAACAAGCAAGCGACTCATCGCAATAAACATCGCGACAGGACCGTCAATTTTGTTTTCAGGCGTGGCCTTGTTGGGGAAAATATTCGCGTTTTTGTCTGGTTTGACGGTGACGTTTGACATCATCCATGTCATCACTGGATTGCCATCGTGATGAAAACGCCCGGCGTAAATTTTTGCCTCGACCTCCTTCATTGCTTCAGACAGGTTTTTAACCGTCTGAGGGACTTCAACAATCGGTACACCTTCAGCTGCTACCGACAAAGCAAACTGAGTGGCACTCCACGGGTCGTATGCAAACTCGTTCAGCGAGTTACCTCGCGCCCATTCGATCGTTTCCTCTTTAATTACTGCATGGTCAACGACATCGCCATCGGTAAACTCAAGGAATCCAGCGAGATTCCATTTTCTGTAAAGGTCCGCCTGCTGCTTGGAACAGGCTTCCAGCCGACCTTCAGGTATCCAGAATCTGGAGCGGACATAAACATCGCCATTTGGAGCAAGCCAGACTTTAACTGCAGCTGAAATATCAATTTTGTTGGAAAGGTCAACGCCGAGCCACATTGACCAGTTGGCCGAAGTGGAGTCGTCCCAGTCGTCACGGCATTTTTCCCAGCGCGACATATCCATCCATGCTTTTTCACCCTGCACCCAGATATTGAGATGCTTGGTAAAAAAACCGACACGCGCCGCCACCTGCTCTTTCGCCTTTTTAGCCAGACGGCGCATATCGTCCCAACGCTTACATATCCCCAGGCCGGGATTTGCTTTCGGCCAGTTTGCCTCGTCGAAAGGATCGTCCCCCTCATCCAGGGTATAAATCAGCGCAAAATAGCTGTCATCCTTAATTGAAAGTGGGTCAGGGTTATCAAAGTTCTTCAGAACCTTGATTGCATAATCACGTTGCTCGTAGCAGATACCTTCTTTATTAAAACCCGCAGTAGTGATTGCAAAAATAAGGGACTGCAGGCGCGCCCCGGTCGCTGTTTCCAGAACTTCCCAGACGTCACGGGTTTTATGTGCGTGCAGTTCATCAACGATCCCGCAGTGAATATTAAGGCCGTCGAGGTTATTCGCATCACTGGCTACAGGTTCGAATTTTGAGCCCGTCCGCTCCTGGTGAATATTCAGCTTGTTACTACCAAACAACCGTCCCAGTGTTTTCGGAGCCAGCTTAATCATGCGCTTCGCATCATCAAACACGATGCGGGCCTGATCCCTGGTTGTTGCTGCGGAATAAACCTCAGAACCACCCTCACCGTCGGCACCAGTCATATAAAGCCCGATGCCAGACGAAAGCGTTGATTTTGCATTTTTACGCGCTACTTCGTCATAGGCGGTACGAAAGCGACGCACAAACATGGGGTCGCCATCGTCGTCAAGAATGCTCTCAAACGTTATTTCATCAATCAGCGGGACGACAAACCCGAAAAGGTTAATCAGGATGAAGGTGTGCCAGTCCATCAACTCGATCGGCTTGCCGGTCAAGTGCCCCTTCACATGGGGGACGAAGTTATAAAAATCGAGAACGTGCTGGGCGCGGCCTTCATCAAAATAAACACCGCGCTCCGGGCCGTGCTCTAAATCATGAAAGAACCGCTGGCACGCAAGACGCACCAGTTCGCCAGCAACGATATCGCCAGATACCACGCGCTCGGCGTAGCGGAATCCATCTGCAACGGTTGCCATTCATCATTTGCGCTTTTTAAGAAATTCTTCCAGTGGGTCGGCTTCTGCCGGGCCTTTTGCACCAACCTTTGATCGACTGGCAGGTGTCATGCCGAATTCGCTCAGCATCGCTCTGATCCTTTTCCACGCATCAGCCTTCATGACTGCTGCAGGGTGCGGTTTTATCATTCTGATTTCCCGCTCCCCTCCTTCATCTGAATCATCTTCGCTGTAGACGGCATAGGTGTAACCTTCACGATCAAGCGTGTCGCAGTGATGCCGGTATTCAACATAGGCTTCTATCAATAACTCCAGCGCTTTAGCATCAAGCGTGGTCAACACGCCGACGGCATCAAGTTCCTCACCAATACGCTTGAACCAGTACTTACCCTGTTTATCGAAATGTTTCGGTATTGGGGGGACCCCTGACGGGGGTTTTGGCTCGTTCTTATTGATCGGGCGCTTGGATGGGTTCCCCTTCACTAAAGCCAGATGTGTCGGGGTTTTCGGTGGTCCTGGCATAATCGAAAACTCCTATTAATCACTGGATGGGGGACCCCAAAAAAAAGTTTTCTAACCTGCGGCGGTGTGAAAAAAGGTTAGGCGGCGGTCCTTTGGACCTTCACCGCCAGGGATTTTACCCCGCCCCCCCCTCTGCCTCGGCTCAAATGGGAATCGATATCACTTGAAACGTTCACGCCCGGTTTTCGTTCTGTGACAGGGCCAGCACAGGCTTTCGAGGTTCGAATCATCATCGGTACCCCCATGAGCTTTAGCCTTGATGTGGTCAACCGTCTTTGCTGCGACAGCTCGCCCGCTGCGAAGGCAGTTCTGGCACAAATGGTTGTCGCGCTTCAGGATGTACGCACGTCTGATATCCCACTGGCTACCGTAGCCACGCTCGTGGCGACTCTTTCGCTGTTGATGCTGTTGCCAGCCTTCATTGTGGTGCTTCTCGCAGTAGCCTGAGCGGTTGGTAGTAGTACCGGGGCACCCTCGTTTACGACAAGCCCTTGGTATCAAAGATGGCATTTTTTATCCTGTTGTTTTTTTGTATAGATAGAGCAAGAATAACCAAGCTACACACACCAAAAATAAGGAAATAACAATGGGTATATTCGATAAAACTCCGTCAGACAAACGGGGAGTGATTGATTACGGTAAAGAAAAGAAAGGTGGCGGACACGACCACCGACATAATAAGGGAGAGGACCGAACCCCCTCACAGAAGGAAGGTGATAAGAATCGCCGAAAATAGACCTTACCGTGCCCCTTTCGGGGCATTTTTCTTGTTTATGCAGCTAGTCTGAACTGATTCGTTGTGTGCCAGGATGTCGCGCTTGGTCTGCTTATCCAGCACATCGATATCGTGGTCAGTCAGGTAGATGATCCGCACCCAGCTGCAGGCCGTATCAACGACTACCGGGGCGGGTAAACTTTTCGCGCAGCTCCCGATCAACATCGTCATCAGGCATATGGCTAACATTCTGCTGTACATCACTGGCCCCTTTCATGACTTCCGCCTTACGTTCTGCCGCGGCGACGGTGGCGGCGGTGTTCTCTTCGGTACGCTGCTGATCGGCTTTGGCTTCCGCCTTACTGGTCCCGCGAGCATGACCAATGCCGAACGCGCCAGCGATAGCGCCCAGGATGACGACCACCAGCCCAGCAATAATTTCAATATTCACTGCTACGGTCCTTTCAGTTCTTCGGCCTTAGCTTTCAATGCCGGCTGGCGTACATATTGCGAAAGCACCGCCAGCACCACCAGTGCAGTGCTAATCAATGCCACGATGTTTGGAGGCAGAATGTTTTTAATATCCGGTGGCAGCATCGCCCAGGCGTGCAGCGCAGCATCCGGGAACGATTGCGCCCACACGCCAACCAGCGCGCCGATAGCCCCCAGCTTTACAGACCACGTTTTCAGCAGCAGGCTGGCATGGCCTACGAACTCCAGCCGGGTATATTTGCGCAGAAGTAACAGAACGAGCACAGCCACCAGCACGAGCAAAGCGAAAATGATCATCTTCACAGGACGCGCTCCTTAACCCAGCCGTAGAGAAAATCCTCGTTGGCTTCGCGGCCCTCCGCCAGTTCGAGGTATCTGGCACCCTGGCTGCAGTTCAGTGCTCTCAGCAGTACCTGCTCGCCCTCTTTCCCGCGGGCTGAAAGATATCCCTTTAGCGCGGTGATGGTTCGGGGGCCAATGGCGCCATCCGGGATCAGATCGGGATACAGCTTTCCGCGCATATTCAATGCGGTCAGCCAGCGCTGAAAGAACTTACTGGCGACACTGGGCCCCATGTTCACGCCAGTGTCGCAAAGCTCATCTGCCAGTAACGTAGATAAACTTGCCACCTGGTCGAACCGGGGGCCGGTCCAGTAATCGCTCAGCAGGATTAGCTTTGCTGTTTCCCTGGGCAGGTTTCGCATATCACCGATGTAGCCATGTGCACGGGCGGTAGTTTGTGTGATGCCCCAGCGGGTTGGCCCGCCTTTATCAGAGGGGTGATCGACATAACCACCCTCTTTGCCGAGGATCCCCTCGATAATCTGGTCTGCTGTCATTGTGCTTTCACTCCGGTGATTCGTTCCCAGAAATAAGTGAGCGCTACGGAACCCATAGCACCACTGATACCGGCAGTGGCCAGTATCATGTAAATACTCAGGCCACCTTCAATGCTGATGAGCCCACCAATAACCCCGGTAAAAGCCGAAACCACAATCTGCGCAAAAGCATTTATCCAGCTCCATTTTGCTTTGCCCTGCTTTACATCCATCAGGAATCGGACAAGGCCGCCCCAACCAGCAATGATCAGCAGAGCCAGCCAGGTGATTCCGGCCATGCTCTCTTTGTCTTGCATATGCTTTGCCATAGGTTCACCTCCGGGTTAGCGGGGTGCTGTGTGAATAAAGGGGCAGGCCCATCGGGCTGACTTAGCAACGAACCGTATCGAAGAGGATTCCCATGAGCCTGAAGTGAAAAAGGCCCGCGAATGCGAGCCCCCTAAAAGCAAAAACCCCGCCGCCAGGCGAGGTTCCGTAAATTTAAGTTTGTGTCCAAGAGACCACTCTTACCACACTACACTATAAAATGCGGTCCGCGGTAGTGATTTTTCTTTTCAGTGAATGTATATTGCTCAACATACTAATCTTAACAAAGTGATATTTATGAAAGTGTTCATCAGTTGGTCTGGTCAAAGAAGTAAGGTTGTAGCTGAGTTAATCAGTGATTGGCTCAAATGTGTAATTCAAGCATCTCAACCTTGGATTTCAACAAGGGATATTGATCGCGGAGCAATTTGGTTTTCAGAAATAAATGATAAATTAAAAGATGTTTCTGTTGGTGTTGTATGTCTGACACAAGAAAACAAAGGAAAACCTTGGATTTTATTTGAAACCGGAGCATTAGCTAAAGGTCTATCAACGAACCGCGTATGCACTTTCTTAATTGATTTAAACCCTGAAGATCTGCAGGACCCGCTAGCTCAATTCAATCATACAACTCCAAACGTGCAGAGTGTTTGGGAGTTAGTTAGAACAATTAATGCCTGCCTCAATGATAAAGCTTTAGATGAACGAATTTTAAAGCAAGTTTTTGACACTTACTGGCCACAATTTGAAACTAATTTTCAATCAGCTTTAAAACATAACCCTCCAGAAGAAGATACCCCGCCTCGTACTGAGCAGGATATCTTAAGCGAAATTTTAAGTAATACCCGTGCCTTATCCAATAGAATTAGAAAGATTGAGAATAGTATATATAAATCAACAAAAACAAACTACAACAATAGCACAACAACACTCAAGGATATCAGCGAGTTACAGAAGGACGTTTTAAATATTATTTTGGCAGGGGTAAATGATGAGGATGAGATCATATCATTTTTAAACTCTCACGACGTTCCCGATACAATCGTAAGACAAACAATTAGAGACACTTTAAAGAACCGAAAAAGCACTATCATTGATGTAAATAATGGGTGAAATAGGTAATAAGCCCCGTAAAATTCAAATTCATGATCTTACGGGGTATATTTCAAGAGCACATTTCTAATTCAATAGGCAGCATCGACAAACAGCCATCAATAAAACCTTCAGCCATCTGAATCTCGATGCGAATTAACCTCTCGTCTTTCTTATTGGCTTTAGCTATTTTTCGCTTAGAAATTCCATACAAGTAATGAGCCACAAGCAAACTGTGCTCGTACGGTTTCTTATCGCGTAGCTTAGCCATGCACCCTTCAATAATCAGCGCATCATTATCAGTACAGCATAAACGTGTTTTACCGTTCAGCGGAAGTAAGCCCTTAAAACCTGCTGCTATATGTGAATAGTCAACACCGGAGCTGTCCATTGATGCCCAAGCGCCCCAGCGTTCCAGAACCAAAGAAATATCACGCATTAACACATCTCCACCAAATTAAGCCAGCACGCCAATTGCCAGCGAACGATCCAGAAATCGAAACAGCAGCTCCAGCTGTGAGCCGTGCTTCTCCTCAAATGCCACGGTGTCAGCGTGCAACTCGTCGTGATGCGCTCTGCAAAGCGGCAACACAAACAGGTCATGCGCTTTTGTTCCCATTCCACCTTGTCCGTGGCCTATCAGGTGATGGGGATCATCTGCTTGTTTGTTACAGCAGACACACTGCTGAGACTTAACCCAGCGAGTCCAGCTCTCGTTTACCCAGCGGCGGCGCTTTGGTCGCAGCATGAATGATTCCGGCGTTTCAGGATCTACGCGAAGACCGAGAATCTTTTTCTGCACCACTTCGCTCGCCGCTGGCTCCGGCACAATATCGCTCTCCTTCATCACTGGTTGATGCTTTATATCCGGCAATCGCAGGGCTTTCCGGGCCAGCGATTCAGGGATGACGTGCGCCAGATTGTTTATTACCAGCCACCAGCACAACTCGGGGATCGTCAGTTGATGGTCTTCGTTGAACCCCAGCTGTGAGCGGATGATCGTTATCAGCCAGGATACCAGGTTCTCACGCGCAATGCCTGCCAGTGTCTCTGTGTACTGATCACGCACCAGGTTATCGCAGGCCCAGCAAAGGCGGATGCTGCCAGGCTCATGCCGGAACAGAGTAAAATTTTCGCTGTGCCACGAGCCGTGCGGATACTGGCATTCAAAACGACGCTCCAGCTCGGCCTCCAGCGAGCTAATACCACCCGCGCGCAGAATGACGTCTTTGTTTTCGAATACTGGCTTCAAAACCGGGTCTTCTGCCAATGGCTGCGTGGCGGGAGGGATGGCGCCGGTTGCGTAGTCGCTGTATTTTTCCGGTGCAGGCTCAATCAGTACCCGCCCTCTCCTGAACATCGGCATGAGATCAGTACCTGGGCGAAGCAGAACAACGCCCATGCATGGGGCAATCTCAGGGGTTAGTAGTGCTCTCATATCATCTCCACGTCAGGCAGCTGCACGAAAACGACGGATAGTGATTTCTACTTTCCCTTTCTTCACGATGTTCCCCCACTCCACCAGCATGCGCTTAACCTGACTGTCGTCTTCCCAGACGCCTGTTAGAGTCAGGGCATCGAACAGCGCTTTGTTGTAGTTATCGATATCCCGACGGCGCTGATCCGGCGGATACAACACTATGTGAACCTCCGCCAGATCAGAGGATGGCCGGGGAACGGCCCGCAGTTGCTCAATAATCGCCGCTCTCGCTGCCTGCTGGAACTTGCGCCCAGTCTCGCTAACCAGATGCCTGCCTTTCAGCGGTCCCTTGCTCGGGGCGCGCCAGTAACTATTTACGCTTGGTGGAAATGGTAAAGTCAGTTTCATTTAGCCCCCTTAAAGGATCGCTACAACGTCTTTTGCGACTTCCCGCGTACTGCTTTTGCAGGAGATCGAACGGCGCGCGTTGATGAATTGCAGGTTAAAACCATGCTCCCGGTACAGGTCGAGAACCTTCGGTGCAGATGAGTTAGAAATCACTACCCGAGCCCCACGGTGAAAGGCAGATACGCATTGCTTCGCCAGGTCCACCTGGTTATCCCAGCTAAAACCACCAGCGGCGTAGGCGGTGAATCCGGTTGTTCCCGGCATCGGTTCGTAAGGTGGATCGCAGTAAACCACATCCCCTTTCCCGGCCAGGCTGATTGTCCGGCGATAGTCAGCGGTCATGAATACGCAGCTATGCGCCATAGCCGCGAAGGCTTTCATCTCATCCATCGGGTAATACGGGGCCTTGTAGCCTCCCCAGCCCACATTGAACTTGTTCGCCTGGTTGTAGCGCATCAGGCCATTGAAGCAATGCCGGTTGAGATACAGGAATGCAGCTGCGCGTTCTGTAGCATCCAGCGTCTGAGCGTTGAACTCGGAACGGATCAGCTCATAGCCATCTGGTGACCGCATGCGCTCAAACATCCAGCGGGCCTTTAATTCCACTTCATCCGGCACCACCGCTAACATCTGATACAGATTAATCAGGTCCGGGTTAACGTCCGCCAGCAGGTAATCTGCGTGTTTTTCGCTGTTCAGGAATACCGACCCACCACCAACGAATGGCTCTATCAGGCGTTTCCCTGCCGGGATATGCACGAACAGGTCAGCCAGCTGGGTATACTTTCCACCAGCCCATTTCAGAAATGGCTTGCTCATGAACGGAACCCCGCTGGCAGTGAATAATCCACCTCGGAATAACTGGACTTGAACGCCGTGTCTTGTTTAACCCACTTGCCTCCAGTCCAGGCTGGGCGTCCGGCGGCCTCCCATTTTTTGGCCTTGTCGAAATACTCGACGCAGTTCTCGGGAGCAAACAGCGTTTTGGGCCGCAGGTAGTCGCTCATCTTCGGATCCTGAGCCCATTTCGCGTTCAGGTAGTCAACCACCAGCATCAGGTCTTCAGGGCTGTAATCTTCGGCCAGGCGTCCCCGGATATATCCCAGCGTCGTTTTGGTTCGTCCCCCCTTGCCATAGGTCGAGTTGGTTACCCGATTGAAATGATCCAGAACGAGATCTGCCGGATCGGTCTGGTCTGGTTGCAGCGCAACCGGACAAGAGTCTTTACCTGTAATCTCTGTAGTACTCTCTGTTGTATTCTCTGTAAGATCATCGTGCCAATTTGACCTGATGACAGCGGTTCGTTTTGACCCGGTGGAGCGTTTCACATTGACCTCTTCCATCGTGTCATTTTGACCTGATGGAACGGCGCATTTTGACTTCTTCGATTTGGTCACTTTGACCTCATCTAAAAGCGAGCTGTCGTAGTTGATCGTGTAGTAGTTCGTCATGTCGCGCTGGGACTTGTTCAGCTGCTCAACTTTAAGCACGCCCAGGCTCTTCAGCCGGGTGAAGGTGCGCTTCAGAGTGGATTCAGACCAGAACGGGAATTGCTCCAGCCATTGCTCTGTCGTGTTGTAGATCCAGCGTACGCCGTCACGCTCCAGCCCTGAGTTAGTCTCCTGCAGCCAGTAGTTAAGCTGCTGCAGCGCAATGGCTTCATTCAGGCCGATGCTATACGCAAGGTCAGGATTGATGACTATCGGCCTTGATGGCATTAACAGGCTCATAAGACCCCTCTATTTCCCTGAATTTTCGTCTGAACTGCTCGAGGGGGCTGAAACACTCGTGCTTATACCCTTCGCGCAGGTATATAACGCGCTGTGTTTGGGGCTCCCAGCGTATGACCCTGACCGGTATACCGTAGTGATCTCTGAACCATCGGTTGAGCTCTCGCATACTTTCTCCGCCTGGCCGTTAAAGTCCCCTACCACCCACTGAGCAAACTGGTAGCAGACAGGCTCGAACCCGCCTGGTACTCTTACCCCATACACGAACTGCACCGGTCCTGCTCCACCAGGAACCGGACGCGCTACAAGTTGCGACCTGCGGTATTGTGTTGATAAACTGTTCATGCGTTAGTAATCTCCACTGATAACGACACGCCACGACGCCAGGAGCTGCAACTCGCTGGCGTCACTTCTTTTTGCGTGCAAATAACGTGATAATTGCCGCGATCTCTTCTTCACGCGCAGCCAGGTGGCGGCGGTGATGCACCATGATTTCTTCAGCTTCATGTCTTTCGATTACCCCATCCTCAAGTGCCTGTTCGATAATCTGATCAACCTGTCCTCTGGCGGCAGAGGTACGCATTGCCCGGCTGAACAAGTCCACGCGATCCAGCTCTTCCAGGCGCGGAACATCCACCAGCAGAGCACCACGGCGCCGAGCGAAGTAATCAGCCAGTAACGACGTATTGGAAATGTCTTCCATCGCTTCCAGCTCGCTGACTTCGAAGAAACGACAGCCGTTTTTCTCGTAGAGGTTGTTGTTGAACTGCGTTACGGTCATACCCAAGGCGCCAGCCATTGCTTCGCGGCCGCCCGGATATGCTTTGCACATACCTTTCACGACTTCTTTGAGGTTTGGCTCTACCATATTGATTTTCCTTTTGTAGTTACTTTCAAGCGGCTTAATCTGTAGCCTTTTGGTAAAGGCTGGCGTCGTACTTAAGCTTGCCATTTGTGATGCGTTCAATGACAAATGCCTGTTTTTGAGGGATTACATTACCCCATTGACACACCGCGCTATGGGTAACCCCTAACGCAATGGCTGTTTTAGAAATGCCGCCGTAGTATTCGACGACTTGATTTTTTAACATGCTCTACCTCCTTAAAGTTAGCATTCTTACATCGTATATGGACAGCATGCTTACGTCAATTAAATGTAAGATTACTAACGTGCAATCCGAGGAGAATTTATGGATACCGTTGGAAGCAGGCTGAGATTTAGACGAAAGCAAAAGAAGCTTACGCAGCGAGATATTGCTGAGTGGGCTGGCGTCAGTGCATCTGCAGTCACCCAATGGGAAAGTGATGTAACAAAATTATCTGGTGAAAACCTGATACTGGTATGCAAATGCCTTCAATGTTCGCCAGAGTGGTTGGTTTTCGGTAATGGCGATATTGAGAATGGCATTAATATCAATCTCATCGCCACCAGAGAGGTCCCGGTTATCTCATGGGTTCAGGCTGGAAACTGGACGGAAGTCATTGGAAATCCAGGGAATGAATTAGTTAAAACTACTCGTAAACTTTCAGAATCGGCATTTGCTCTTAGAGTAAAAGGCCATTCAATGACATCGAATCATGAGCTTAGTATCCCGGATGGATCGATTGTAATCGTAGAGCCAGAATACGGGTTTGTTGACGATGCAAATGGTAAAATAGTGGTTGCGCAAACAGTTGCAGGTGGCGAGGCGACTTTGAAAAAGTTAGCTATAGACCCGCCATATTCCTACCTAATCCCATTAAATCCATCGTTTAAACCTATTGAGGTTACCCAAGATACAAACCTGATCGGTATTGTTAAGCAAATCATTATAGACCTCTAACATTTCCCTCAAACCGAAGCCCGCAACCAGCGGGTTTTTTTTCGCCCCTCACAAAAAGTAAGAATACTTACAAACAAACCTTGACTATAAATGTAAGATGTCTAATATTAACCATCATTGGATGCCAGCACTCCCGAGATGAAGCGTTGGATTGCCAAGATGATTTGCAGAAAAAAGCGCCCAGTGGACGCTTAGCTCTTTAAAAATCCGGATATCAACCATCACAAATTACTTCGGTTTTGGCTGAGGCGCAGGAGGCCTAGGGAACGGAGGTGCGTGGTTTGGGATGATAGGGGAGCTCATGTCTAGTCCTTAAAGTCACGGCATATCCCCGGCAATCCATGCAATAACACGTTTTCTCAAGGATAAGTTAATCTCGCAATTTCTTCCTAAAGAAATACAGGTTCGCTTAAAAGCAGCTTCTTGCAATGACTGCCACGGCATGCTGTCGGCATCTTGAATTTTAATGTATTTTTCTCTCAACTCTTCATCTGTTAGAGAGCTTAGCTCTACAAGCAGTCTTCTATATTGCCTCATCTGCTCTTTAGATAGACCAGCGGCCTGTCCAAATTGATAGACCAGTTGAATAACAGATAAAAAAGCAACGGTTACACCGAATAAAAATAAATTCATGAAAGGTGCAAAAACAGAAAAACCCAAGACGATTAAAAGCATAGTGATTGCTTTGTCAATCCTAGTAAGAACAGTGAAATACATTTTCTCTAAATGAAATGAGTAGTTCACATCAAAGATCATATCGTCGCGGGTCATTTCACACCTCAGTCTGAATCATCAGGTTTCGGAGGGGGCTCAGGCCTCTTAAACGGAGGCATATGCCGCTCTTCGTAGTCATAGCTCATTATCGAAACTCCACTTGTTGTTGGGGATATCCAGATTAACCGAATCCTTGTTGTTGGGGAATAACCAGGATGCACCGAGCCTGATGTGGATAAAAGACAGGCACACAACATGGAAGCGCATTCCCCTTCTTTCCGGTGGGGATCGGTTTGTAACTGAAGGAGTGCGCTTCCAGTTGTGACGTGTACAAGCGTACTGCAGCGCCGGTCGACGCAAAGACCCGGAAATCGACTGAGCAACAGAAGCTGGTTGCCAATACCAAAACAGAGCGGCGGGAAGTAAGCAGATTAGCGATCTGGTGTCACAACATTCATTCCCGATAAGCCCCTTCTACTGAGGAGGTTTATCGGGACTGGAAGAGTTACCACTTGGAGACGGTCCTTTTAAATGTCCTGGACAGTGGCGGTTCCGCATCGATAACAGCGGCGACAAGATGATGCAAACGGCAAAGGTCGTTAAAACTCGTTAGGTGCTGGCGTGGCATACGCGACACACGTGATAGGGCGTGAATGCCGTAAGGGGCTATAACCCTTCAATCTCGTTTCGGGCGAGTTCAACCCGAATGACAGCCGGAAGAGACGACGCAGCCCAGACGATATCTGAGTGGTTTTAAAAACAGATGGGAGCCGGTGGAAGCCCGGCACACAACAGGAAAAAGCACTGTGTTAGTCAAGTGAGTTTCCAGTGCTTCAGTGCTCTTTCCGTTGTGTGGAGAACTAACGTGCCGCCATTGCAGTGGCGGCTCCCCATCAGCAAGAAATTTTAACCAGCTATTCACCCACTCTCATGGGTTGGGTTGCTGCACCCTAAATTTACGCGTTGCAGCGCGTCAGATGGAGAACAAAAGATGGCTAAGACAGCAAATCAACTGATTAAACAGGCGTACGAAATAGCCAAAACTATGCCACCAGAACAGGCAGCAATCATCAAGGAACTGGCTACTGTCCTCGATGTTTCGAATGTAGCTCTGCGCCAGACGCGCACCGAACGTGACGCCCTTCTCGCAGAGGTCAAATCCTGGGCGAAAGAGTGTGATCGTCTGACCGAGCAACACACCAAGAAGCGCACAAATCTGCATGTCCTCGAAGCAATGCGCGATTTGAAAGCAATTTGCCCTGCCAGCTTCCGTAACGTGGAGGCTCTCTGATGGCTAAAGACTCAAAGGTTGTATACGGCGCCAGCGGCAAAACGAACGTTTTAACGTTCGAACCTGAAAGCCTGCATCTGGTTACCGACAAAACACACCCGCTTTACGATGAACGGGTCCACCTTCCTATCGACGAAGGAATGGTTCTGAACATCAAAGAGCTGGGTGTACTGGAACCTATCATCGTCTGGAAAGACCCTGAAACGGGGCTCACCTGCGTAGTTGTAGGCCGTCAGCGCGTAAAACATACCCTGGAGGCAAATAAGCTTCTTTTGAAAGAGGGCAAAGCCCCACTGCTTGTTCCTGGGGTCGTTAAGCGCGGATCAGCAAATCAGATGGCTAAATACATGGTAAGCGAAAACGAAATTCGCCGACCTGATACGCCGCTTGGCCGGGCTAAAAAAATGTCAGATGCGCTCGACCGCGGGCTCGATGAGGACGACATTGCTGTGTTGTTTGGCTGCAGCGTTCAGACCGTTCGTGCAACGCTCTCCCTTCTCGATGCCACTCAGGCCGTTAGGGAAGCGGTAGAGGCTGGCACAGTTACCGTTACCCAAGCCCGCCAGCTTGGCACACTTCCCCCGGAAGAGCAGCGGGAAAAAGTGAAAGAGATTGAATCTGCGACCGCTGGGACTACCGGTCATGAAAAAGCCCGGCGTCAGCGTCAGATCCTCGGTGAGGCAAAGCCGCGCCTGAAAACCCGCAAAGAAATTACTAAAGCCCTGGAATCTGCCGAGGGTGAGTATGCGAGCGCACTCCGTTGGGTGCTTGGGGAGGCTGTATGACAATCGTAAAAACCCATACCGGCACCGTGATCACCAGAGACGGTCCGAAGGTAAAAAAACTGCACCAGACAGAGCGGATGTGGGTCGTCGGCAAAAACGAGTTTTACCACAAAGAAACCGGGCGCCGTCACTTTGCAGAAAATACGCGCCGCCGGTTGCTGCTCGACACCATCAAGCCTATCGAGGTGAAGCATGTTTAAACAGAACGAAAAGGCTATTTCACAGATTGCGGAATATATCCCGCGCGCCTGCCGGGGTATGCAGCTGCAGGAAGCGAAAGCGCGTCTGGAGAAAAAAATCGCGCTCTATACCGATGACGGCTGTGATGTTGCCTTTCTTAACGCGGCGTTTGCATCAGCCCTTAACAGTCATACGCGGGAGTCTTTTTTTTCGTGCATCGCCAAGCAGCTGCGCGAGGGGGCCAAATGATCACTGGGACCACGAATTACGATGAAGAAGCTCTTGACGAAATTGCGTGTGATATCTGCGGTTTCAAAAGCACAGACCCTGGCGGCGATCACTACTGCTGCGAGGATAACTCCGATGACTGATATCACCGAACTGGCGCAATCTGAAATTAATAATGCGTTGGCCCAGCTGAAGCAGATCAGCGAATACGCCACGCCGTCTACTCAATACGCTCGTGTGCTGCGTAAATACATCGCCACGCTGGTAGAGGCGCTGGAGAAGGCGCAGCAGAGGATTGATGAACTGGAGAACGATGAAGTTCGTCAGCGCTTGGCTAACGCAGAGCACCAACTCTACATGGCTGAACTGGCTAAAAATAATCTGAGAGCCAGTCGTAAGGCGCAGTTCCGCAAGCGCAAGGCGGCTGAGCAACGAATCGCCGAGCTGGAGTCTCGCACCGTCACTGTAGAAAACCTGCAGGAGAGCGCCTACAGAGCTGGCTTAACTGCTGGCTGGAATCTTGGGCTGGCTAATAACAACGACGGGTTCAATAAATGCCTGGCGGCTCATACGGCTGGCATCAAGGTGGAAGCTGAGTGATGGCTATAGAAAACCCGAAATCATGCCCGCACTGCGGCGGTGAGAATGGATTCCACACGAAAGAGGTTGTGGATTACAAACAGTTTTATGCTTGGGATGGTTCATTCCTTGAGGGGCAGCACACCAGCGGCATTCGCGGCGGAAAAGCGTTCTACTGCTGCGACTGCGGTCGGAATATAACATCGCGCATCAATAAGCCAGGAGCCAACCAATGACCAAATCAACCATAACCAGAGAACGCCTGGAAAAAATTAAACTATGGCGTGAAACCTACGGAGCTGGAAGCAACGTAATACTGCCAGCAGAAGAAGCAGAAGCGCTGGCCCGCATGGTACTGGACGCAATGGACAGAGACCAGGTACGCCAAGAGCACGCTGAGTGGTCACAAGAGACCTTCGGCAATGTGGGCCCGGTTGGCCCGCTGAATCACCTCAGCAAAGAAGCACTGGAAGCCGCTGCCGAGCCTGGCGACCTGTCGGAGTGGGCTGATATGCAGTTCCTGCTGTGGGACGCCCAGCGCCGTGCCGGTATTACAGATGAGCAGATTACCCAAGCGATGTTCGAAAAGCTGGCGATAAACAAGCAGCGTTCATGGCCGGAGCCAAAAGATGGGGGACCTAGGCTGCACATCAAAGAACGACCTCGTAAAAAAGTAGACCGCTGTGATGTTTGTACTGAAGGGGCTCGCGGTGGGTGTGGAACGTGTATTTATAACGGTAATTTTGAATGAGGTGCTTATGACTTCTACAGACTTTATGGAAGAAAAAGAAGTATTCGAATTGCTGGGAAAGAAAAAAACAGCAGTATGGCGTTTGCGAAAAGAACATGGTTTTCCGAAGCCTGTACTAACTTATCCAACTCGCTATAGTAGAAAAGCTGTGGTTGAGTGGATAGAGGCTGGAGGTATCAATCGAACAATCAAATACGCAGTGTGATATACAGCTGCCAATTTTTTATAATACAGCCAGTTAGTACTGGCTGTATTTGTTTTTCATTTCGCGACTGTATATCCATATGGAAACAATATCTTTGATTTATTACCTGCATCAAAATCAAAGTTAATCGTTAAATTATGAAGTGGTATGAGCGTTTCTTCAGATAAACGCTGTTCGAATCTTGGTTTCATTAGTGCCTCATATGGGACTTCGCCATCTTCTTCATATATGTAGAAATCCTGACTTATCCTTAATATATTCACACCACTCAAATAAACCCCCATGACTTTACGCTCATCTTCCGCATTTACTTCGGTAACAATATCAATTGAGACATTACGATTCTTACCAGGTATAAGATGAAATCTGTTAGGGTATATTGCTAATATATCAGATATGAATTTAAAGGACTCATCAAACTCTGGGTATTGCTGATAATCAAAGACAGCATTGAATTTTGAGCTTTTAAACCTCTCTCTTAACTCCCCCTTGGAATTAAAGAATATTTCGAATAGCATGCCCTCTAGAATCGATATTCTTAGCTCATCCTTTATGCCATTCGTCTTTTCGCGAAAACCTGCAATAAACTCAGTTGCTCCATTTGCGCTTCCACAAGATGCTTGATATATATTCCGACCGAATACAAATGCAGAATCAATATCAGAATTATTCAAATCATCAAAAGTTACACCTCTTGCCGCTGGATTTTGTGAATACCAGTCATGATTTTTTAATTTAGATATAATATAGTGAAGATTGTCACCTGGCTTTATATGAAACAACTGATCAACTATGGACTCTCTCGCATATTTCCCGATTGTGGTCACAAGACTTATATTAAAGAAAAAATCGCCAGACAGTGATGTGTGCTCCCACGAGGTTTGTTTATTTTTAGTACTAACAGCTAGAGTATTCCTTACTCTTTTAAACATTTCTTCGATAGGAATATCAGGAGATGTAATGTGTTTGAGTAATGCTTCAGTATAGCTGCCATTCCTCCCGCGTCCATCACTAGCTACTTCCCCAGGAGAAGTAGCATACGCAATAATTGTACCTTTAGGTGCAAATAAAGGCGCTAAACCTTTTTGTGCTGGACCTCTATCCCAAGCTCTTTCGTATGGGTTAGTCCTGCATGCATCTAATATTATAATGTTTGTTTTATTGTCACTACGTTCCATCGTCTCAATAATTTTATTTAAAGGATAGGATGAATATTTAGCATCAATTTCACTACTAAAATCCGTATCGACAGCATTTATATAATTCACACCGTCAATTTGCATGCCATGCCCTGCGAAATAAAACAAGCCAACGTCATTGCTATTTAAATTATCTCTAAATGAATTGACTGCTTCGTCTATGTCCTTTTTAGTGGCATTTGAAACATGAATAACAGAAAAGCCAAATTCAGATAGTTTACTCGCAATATCCTCTGAGTCATTTGTGGCATTTTTTAGCTCAAGTCCTGGATAGTTGGAATTACCGATAACTAACGCAGTCATTTTCCTACTCATTATCAACCTCCATTTGCGTAACCATTAACATTATTAATTCAACTAAAGACAGATGCCTTATATCATTAAACGAAAACTAACTGTTAATTTTAATATGCCAAAAAATTTTATCAGCATATAACTCATATGCCTCTTTTTGCTCCTGAAGCCAGTCGTGTTTGTTATACACCGCCATCACTCCTCCCAGTTCATGTCCCAGCATCTTTTCGGTTACGTGGGGCATAACCCCTTCTCCTGATAAGTTTGTCACCAGCGAGCGCCGGAAATCATGTGTACGCCACTCCGGTATATCAATTTTAACCCTTAACTTTTTCATATAGAGATTAGCTGATGAGCGATCTATAGGCTTGTCCAGTTCCTGACCGGGAAACAGAACATCATTTCCAGCATTGAGGAGCCTTTCAATAAAAGGTTTCACCTGGTCAAACACCGGGCGACGGATTACGTTACCCATCTTTGAATGCTCTGCTGGAGTCGTCCAGATAAGATCATCCATGTTGAACTCGCTGGCGGTAGCCAGGCGAAGCTCTGATAGCCTGGCTCCCCAAAGAAGAAGCAGCTGATGAAGCACCTTGTTAGATGTAACGATTTTGTTGTTTTCAAGAGCTAGCCAAATCTTAGCCAGTTCGGTATAGGTCAGAACCCTGCTACCCACATCAGGTTTTTTGCCAATGGTCTTGACGCTAAGCTTCAGGACTTCACACGAAGGGATCAACTGGCGGCTGATACACCAGTTCATGACAGAACGTAGCTGTAGAAGAAGCACCCTGGCCTTTTTGCTGTTCTTCTTTTCCTGCTTATCAAAAAAACGCACCCATGCAGAAACAGGAATGTTAACTACCGGTGCGTCCGGGAATTCTGTGTACATCGTGTTGTACACAACTGACTTGTACAGCGTCTGAGTGTTCGGTTTCAGCGTTTCAACATACTTACTCCACCACTGATCCAGGCACTCTTTTAGAGTCAGCTCGCCATCTTCTTTGGCAAAATAATTTTTAGGGTTTAGCCCCTTGAGGTACAATTCGCGCATCTCACCGACGACTACGCGCGCCTCCTTGAGAGACATAGCGGGATAGCGGCCAATGGAGAGGCGAACGGGCTTACCGTTCCAGCGATAACGAAACTGGAATGTGATCGTGCCTGTGGGAGTTATGCGTACACTCAGCCCGTCACCATCTGTGACCTCAGCTGCGCCGCTGTATGGCTTAGCATTGATGCTTCGGAGTTTGGTATCACTAAGGGCCAC